TGTTCACAGTAGTTCCCATTCCGCCCATCTTGCTAAGTGGAATAACTGCTTCAGGGCCTGCTTCGCCAATAAGTGCGGTAGTTGCTCTAGTAACAATTCCACCCTCTGCCATCTTAGGGCCACTAAATCTATTACCACTTTCACGCATTCTTTCGGCTTCAATTTGTCCAACGCTCATCCCAGTATAACCTGTCGTTCCAACTAAAGTTTTTGCTAAATCAGAATAGTAAGTTGGTGTATAAGGTACTGGTACTACTGGTAGTTCAGGTTTTTTCATTGCGCCAAGCATCTTTAAATACTCATTTAATGCTTTAAGTGCTGCTTCCCAACCTTCGGCTGCAAGTAATCCTTCAAAATCCCAACCATTGATTTTAGGAACATTTAGAACTTTTCCAACATACTTGAGAACTTCTTGAGTTGTAATTCCCCATTTACTAGCGAGTGCTTCAACCTCATAGGTAGTTATCTTATTATCTGAGATTGCAATTAAAATATCAGCGTAGCGTTGCGCAGCAATTCTAGTTCTCTCAGTTGCTTCGTAATTAGCAAGCAATAGATCGTACATATTCTTTTGGGCTAAATTCTGTTCTTTAAGAAGGTTTAAGCGAACTGCCTCAAGTTGGATAGGATCAGTTTCAGAGGTTGGAACTACACCCATCGCCTTTAATTTATTTAAAGCCTCAGTAGTTGCAAGTTGCTTTTTTTGCTCAGCAGTTAGTTTTACATTATTACTTACTACTTTACCAATATTAGTTGCAACAACACCTGCATCTTTAGCACCCTGCCTGCCATAAGTTCTACCCCAAAGTTTTTCATTTTTACGCAGAGCATCGCCTGTATTATTAATTTCATCAGTATTTTTAGTTAATGCTTTATAGGCAACTAAGGCAGCAGTTGTAAATGCGGCAATTCCTGCTACTGCTGCTACGGCTGAAACGCCACCTGTTGCGAATGCAGTAGCAGTTCCCGCTGCGGTGGCTGCCGCTGCTTGCCTGCCAAATGCAGTAGTTAAAATATTTATACCAGTTGTAAGAGCAACTACTCCTGCATAAACTTTAGCACCAGCAAAGGTGCTAACTAATATTGCAGCAAGAACTTTAATAGTTCCAAGGTTGCGTTGAATATAACTAAATAAATCCGTTACATTTTGAATTAAAATAGGAACTTGAGTTAGGATAGTTTCTAATCCAGCAGCGAGCCTATCTTTATTGGCATTAATCCAAGCCTCTAATTGAGGCAATACCTTAGTTTGGATTACATTGGCGAACTGTTCAATTACAGGTAAAAGTGCATAACCAAGGGTTTCAAGGATTTCGCCATAGGCAAGTTGTAAACCTATTAATCTAAATTCTAAAGTTTTGGCACGAACATCAGCCTGATCTTTAAAAGTTTTATTTACAGAAATTAATGCTTTATCAAAATTCTTTGATTTAAGTGTACCTGCATCAAGTTGAATACCAAGTTTAGTTAATGCTCCAAGGTTACCATTTGATGCCTTAGCCAATGCCAAGGAAACAGTTTGCAAATCTCTACCAGTTCCAGCGCTAATATTTAGAGCAGTTCCAAGTAATGCCTGAGCAGAGGCAACATCTCCAGTTGCGCGAGCAAGGGTAGCCAGCGCGGGCCTTAACTCATCATCGGCAACAGAAACTTGCTTTTGTAATAAAGTTATGTATTGCTCAGTGCCAGCGATAGCAGCATCGGTAGCGCCAACAGTATTTCTTAAAGTAGAGGCAAGTAATGCCTGGCTCTTTTGATCATCCATAGCAGCGCGAACTGCATCAACGCCAACCTTAGTTGCAAAGGCAGCAGAGGCGGCAGCAGCAACTCCAAATGCTTTAACACTTCTCTTAGCAAATCTATCAAAATCTTTGCCAAGTTTTGTTATATCTTTTTGTGCAGCCTTAGAACCTTTAGCGGAGTATTGAGTAATAATCCGCGCAATAATCGCGCCAGTTGCCACTTTAACTCCTGCCGTTTAAATGATTTTGTAATGTTTTTTTAGCCTCATCTAAGGCTGCTGCAACTCGCCTTTGGATTTCCTCTTTATCTTTATCAACAACTGCCCAAATAAGGCGTGAGGCTTTACCAAATGAATTGCTTAAATATCTAATAAATTGATTTCGTGATGCGTTGCCACGCCTGCCTGCAACTTCAAATATTGCACCCGCAGGGTCTTTATTAATCAATGCGCCAGCGCTAGTAGTGTAATTACCGCGAACTTTACCCTGCGCTTTGCTTTTGGTTATGCCTGTTTGAATTGCGTTTATATCCCAGGCGGGCCAGCCAGCGCCACCGCGAGTTCTAGGATTAGTGGCTGATGTTTTACGCCAGCCACGCATCGGAGTTCCACTTATAGAACTACTAAATTGAACGACTAAATTATCTGCTGATTTCTCAGCCCTAGATAATTCATCATTGATTACTTTATTGAATTTCCTAGCCGCCGCCTTATCAAATTCTTTTAAGGCATCATTAGTTTCTTTGATACCTGTGAGAATTAAAACTTCATCGGCCATTTTTGTTTGCCTTTGCTTTTTCTTTTAGATAGGCGAGCATTGCTTCTAAGATGCCGTCGGGTGCATCTAGTAATTCATTTGGAGATATTGAGTACTCCACCGCCAACATTGCTAATGTAAAAGTTAGGCTATCGCGGTGGATTCTGAATTTGGGTCTGAAATCATTTCTACTGATTCAAGTGTATCTAAGAACTCAGGGCCAAAGGGTTTTACAACCCGCCCATTATCTTTTAGAGATTGCCAGGCTAGAAAATAGATATGTTCCATTTTCTGATCCTCTGCAAATAACTTTGCTAATCCCTTGCCGAACTTTTGCTCGAAAGCAACGATGGTGCGTGGGCGTAATGAAAACACGCTATCTACACCATCGTTAGTTACGATCTTTAGTGATAATCCATCCATTTTATTTCCCCCTAGTTAGTTATGATGTTGCTTTTGTTATTGCACCTGATATTGGCCAGGTAACACTTGCTGTTGCTAGTTCACCGACGGCACCAGATAGTGGCTGCCATTCTGCTACTAGCGCGTTGAATGAATATGAAGGATTTGTTGCAGTTGTAGAACCTGATACTGGCTTAATTACCATTGCAGCAGAGGTTCCAATTGTAGGATAAACAATTGATTCAAGAAGTCCAGAGCCGAAGTCCTGGAAAAATTCAATTGTTACCTGATTATCTGCTAATCCTGCAACTCTAGTTCTTGCGGTGTTTCCAAAAGATGTGGTATCTACTACATCTAATGATGAACTTAAAGTTACTGAACTTACATAACTTGAAACATCTGTACTTGCAAAAGTAACAGAGGCGTTATTTAATACGATTCTTGCCATTATGCAACCGCCTTAGTAATTGCTCCTGAGATCGGCCAAGTAACGGATGCGGTGGCTAATTCGCCAACTGCACCTGAAAGTGGTTGCCACTCTGCTACTAGTGCGGAGAATGTGTAGGAAGGGTTGGTTGCAGATACTGTTGTATCCACTGGAATAACAACCACAGTAGTTGCAGTTCCTATTAGTGGATAAATTGTTGCTTCTACATTTGAGGTTGCAAAATCTTGATGAAATTCAAGAGTTACAGAATTATCTGCCAAACCAGCAACTCTAGTTCTTGCTGCTGTTGATGAGAAACCTGTTGTATCTACAACATCAGGGCTAGTGCTTAGTGTAACGCTAGCGATGTGATCTGATAAATTTACTGAATTTATCGTAATTTTAGCATTTGTTAAAACGATTCTTGCCATTATTTATAGGCTCCTTCTTGGATTGCTGGTTTGGTTGTTCCCCCACTTGCCTTAATGTGATCGCCAGCAATTAGTGCATCTATGTTGGCTCCTGCATTAAGCAATTCTTTTTCGGTGATTAATTCACCCTTTTTTTTATTACAAACCTCAACTTCTGAGGTAATTATATAAGACATTTTTTCTCCTTATCCATAAAGTGTTACGCGGTATCTATAAGATAAAAATAAAGAGCCAGCAGAATCATAAGTACCGCCTTCAGCGCTAATAACTCTAAGGGTGTTTACTGCACCACCTAAAGTTCTATCACCTTCAATTGCAGTTTTTATTGAGCCAGCACCTGTTCCTGCTAGAAAAGCATCTAACTTATCCTGGGCTACTCGTTCCGATAGGCGTTGAACAATCACCAGAATATCGCAATTTGCTTGGTCTAAACCTCGCGCATTGTTTAAATCGAAGGTGAAATCTA